TAATCTAAATAATAGCCGCCAGACTCACCGCCAAGAGTTCCAGCATTAAATCCTGTGGCAGGGTTAACACGACTTATCGGTGTTCCTACTACAACTTTCTTGACAATGGTTTGCGCTTCAGAAACTTTTATTTCTGCGTTATTAGCAATTTTTACTAAGATTTTATCTGTGGCCATTTATAATACTCATTTTGTCACCGATGGTGTTACTTGGATTCTTCCTTCTAAAATTCTTTCAACAACAGTATTATTGTCGCTGTCAACGTGAGAAAGTTCTATGTCATAAACATATCTTCCTGACTTTAGAGCATCGGTTTGAGTATTATTTAATGATATTGTTACGACTCCGTCGGTCGCTGGGGTTGCTATAAGCGTAGTAAAGTCATGTGTATCAGCACTATCGCTGTTATAATTCTTTTTCATCTTAGCAGTTACGGTGTGATCAGTTAAATCTTTCTTTGCACCTGTGTTATTAGTAAGATGAAGTTCAAATGCTACGTCAGCACCTTGATCGATGGTAAATTCTTCGTATTGGGCCATGAAATACTCCAGTTGATTTCTTTGTCGGACGCACGCGCCCCTGCCGTTTAATCTATTTATACAAATTAAGCTTTATAAATACATCTATGAATATTATATTATTAAAACACGGTACTAAATACTGTGCCGAAGACGTAAATAAGATTTATCATTCCTTAAAAAATTATACTTCTGCTAATTTTTATTGCTTTACCGAAGATAAAACAAACGTAATTATAGATTGCATTGATATTCCAAAAAAACCAAAACTAATGCGTTGGTGGAATAAAATGCACTTGTTTAGAGAAGATTTTGAGTTAAAAGGCAAATGCGTATTATTTGATTTAGACATCAAAATACTCTCTGATCCATTCTCATATATAAACAATATAGACTGGAATTATCCAACATTTATGAGAGATGCCTGGAAAAAAGATAAATTTTTTCGAAAACACTCATACGATACAGAGTTAAATAGCTCAATACTAGCGTGGACTTCTCAACAAAACTCTTACATATGGGATATTTTTAGTAAAAATATAGACTATAATACGCGTAAATACAAAGGGATTGATAGATTCTTTTGGCACGAAAAAATAGAATGGAGAACTTTTGACAATGGAATATATGACACCATTGATCTATCAAAAAATACTTGATACAATATCGCATATTTACAAAAAATCTACAAATAACGAAAACATAGATTTATTTAGACTAAAAGATGTTTTAGATTCATATAGCGAAGGACAGCATCAAAGTAAGATATGGGCGGTTCAAGAATTAAATAAAATTATAAATGACTCATATGATGAATGTTTTGTTATTGGAGGCTGGTACGGATTGTTTTCATATTTATTTGCAGAATCTGGTTTTAAAAATAAAATAATTAATATTGAAATAGATGATATTTGTACAAAGATAGCAAAAAAGTTAAAGGTTCATAACAACATTTCTTATAAGACAGCAGATGGTTTAGAAGATTTTAAAAATTGGAATTATCATAATAAAATATTAGTGTGTACAGCCTGTGAGCATATTGATGAAGAAGAATTATATTTTACCTTTAAACAAAAAAATCCAGAAATGATTATGTGCTTACAGTCAAATAACTATTATGAAGTAAATAGTCATATAAATTGTCATGATACGTTAGAAAATTTTATGAAAAGTTTACCCTTAAAAAATATTTTATATTCAGGAACAAAAAGATATAAAGACGAATACGATAGATTTATGGTGATTGGCAAATGAGAGTAATATTTAGTGTTTATATTCAATTTGATGAAAACGATTTTGAAAAAAATATAGATTTTGAAAAAAATATTAGAAATAAAAATGAATTTCAAAATAATTATTTTTTCTTAAAAAAAAGACAAGAAGAATATGCAAAACATTTAAAAATTCCATACATTTTATATGAAAATGATGATAAATGGAAAGAATACAAAACACAATTTGTAAAAAAATATCCATTTATTTCACAATATAACGTAATTAATTTTTATAAAATACACATTATGTATGATTTGTGTAAAACATATGATGAAGTATTATATTTAGATTTTGATGTGATTCCAGCAACAAAAGACAATATTTTTGAAGAAATTAATGTTAAAAAAGGAATAGCCTGTAAGATTAATCATGAAAGAAATCCAGAATATTACGCGATACTTACTTCACCAAAGATCATTAAAGATAGAGAAAAATTCTTTGAAGAAACAAATATTACTTTTTCAGAAAGAGATCCTGTAGCAAAATATTGGAACTGCAGAGCTCTCTTGATTGATAAAGGCTATAATGGAAATAACGATGTATACAATACAGGAATCATTTTAGCAAATAAATATAATTTATACAAGTTAAACTATTTTGGTGCCTTCGAAGAAGATCTAAAGTTAATGCATAAATTAAAACATGAAGAAAGTTTTTGGCCTAAATTTCTACAAAATTGTTTTGGTTTTGACAATGAAACTTTATTTAGCTTTAAAATGAAAAGCAACAATGTTAATTTAATAGAATTAGACGATCAATGGCATTTTACGTATAGAGGACTTTTAAATTATATTCCTAAAGAAAGTAAAATGATACATGCCATTAACAAAAATTTTAAATATGTAAAGAAGCATGTCAAAAAAAATAATTTATAGTGTTTGGTCAGATTTAACTGAAGAACACATCTCGGTTAACGACTACAAAAAGCAATCATGGAAAAAATATAAAAATAAACTTATAGAATTACAAAAACAATATGCATTTGATTGTAATGCAGACTATGAAGTTTTTATTTCGCCTGTTACAGATTATGCAAACCTTCAATTCTATAAAATATTTAAATTTGAAGAATTGACAAATTATTACGACAAAGTTGTTTATTTTGATTTAGACGTAATACCGATTACTGATCAAAATATATTCGAAACGTTTGATCTAAACAAAATATCAATATATAGTTACGTTATAGATATGGAATATATGGGATCCAAACCTCATAAAGAATATTTAATTAAGTGTACAAAAGAGAATTTATTAGTAAATTCTATGAATAGGTATTCAAAAATGGCTGCTAAAAAAGCCATGTTGCTTCTTCATGATATAAATGGAAATGACGAAATATGCAACACAGGAGTTTTTGGCGGAAACAAAAAAGCAGCAGAAACTCTCAATTTTTCTGAAAATATGAAAATGATGGAAAAAACTTTAATAGAAGCAAAACATGATACGTTATATCCAGACGTTTATTCTAAAAATTGGATAAGGAATAATGAAATATATTTTTCGTTTTTATTAGAAAAATTTAATATAGACTTTAACAATATAGGAATACAATGGAATTATATTTTAGATCACATTGTTTCAAACTTTACACCAGGAGCTCACTTGATACATCAAGTGAATAAAGATTTTCATGAAACAATACCCAGACTCAAGTAGATTTAAATTTTGGAAAAAACCTTATAACATTGTTCTTGACACGACAACGTATTGTAATGCAAAGTGTCCACAATGCCATAGAACCAATTCTAGTGAAGGCGCAAAACTGTCATTTCAAGGTAAAGTTACTAAAAACTTGCCTTTAATACATGTTCCATTAGAAAAAATTAAAAAAGCTTTTACTTCTGAAGTTTTAAAAAAATGTCAAGATATACAATTGTGTCCTACATGGGGTGATCATATGATGCATAAACACGCATCTGAAATAATTATACATTTTTTAAGTTCAGATAGAAACGTCACAGTTTCAGTGAATACAAATGGAAGTATGAGAAACGAAATGTATTGGTGGAAAATGTGCGCTCAAGCTGTAAAATATAAGTCAAAATTCGGTAAAAGAAGATTACGTATCACATTTGATATTGATGGAATAAATCAAGAAATGCATAGTTTATATAGAAGAAATACTAATTTGCAAAAAATTTTAAATCATATGAAAGTTGCTTCTGAATTTAAAGATTATGTATCAGTACAGACTCAAACGGTACTGTTTAAACATAACCAAGAGCACTTAAAACAAATTGAAAATCTTTGTAAATTACACGGTTCTGAAAGACACTCGTCAGTAATTAGCGATAGATTTCATAGTAGACAAAGTAAAGATGAAGACACATATCACTTCTATGATGAAAATAATAAAAAATTAGCGTTACACAGAGTAACAGATGAATGGAGAAATAGTTTTAAAAAAGAAGGTGCTCTTATATCAAGAGGCACTATAAATGAAAAAACTGAAAAACCTACATGTGGTTGGGCTTTGACAAATTCATTGAATATTAATTTTGATGGTAATGTATGGCCATGTTGTTTCTTTGGTAATGCTTCAATAATGAATAAAGATTATTTTATTAAGCATCATAAATTTATAGAAAAATATTATAATTACAATAATAACATTTATGAGACCGATATAGAAGATATTTTAAATAATGACTGGTGGAAAGAATTACCTTATGTAATAGAATCAGATAATCCAGCAGGACAATGTATACGTCAATGCACTAAAAGCACACAAAAAGGCCAACTTAGGCTAATAAATTCTTTATGATTCTACGATATTAATGGCTATTTTTGTAGCTTCAAGAATAGTTTTCGCTTGTCTTAATCTTTTCTTTTTTGCTGAGCTATTTGATTTTTTAATTGCTTCAACTTCAAATAGTTGTAGTTTATAAAGAAATAATTTTTCTTTATCTTGAATTTCATCAAAAGGAGTAAATAAAACTTGTGCAACAACCTTGTGAACATCACCACTTAATTCGTCAACGTCATATATCATTCCTCGACTTTTAGCCAGTTTTATAACTTGATCTTCAAAAGCTATATTTTGTTGTTTTATTTCTTGATAAGTGGCTTCGTGTAAAGTATCAATATCAATATGAGTTAATAAATTTTCCCAATTAACATCACCGTCTTTAGCCTCAATGTATTCAACTCTTGTTTCTTTTCCATCAGGCGTTATCCAATACGCTTCAACCATAGTTCTTTCATTATTACAAAAATGAGCTGATAAAAAATCATGTCCTGGTATTGCCATTATTAACTCCTGTTTATTCTTAAATTATATGTGTTAGCAGTAACTGCAGTACCATTTGGAAATTCTTGTGCACGATAATCATTGGCATTAACAAATCTTTGCTGGTAATTACCACCACCATTTAATATAGTATTAACCATCGCTGAACCTCTATTATTTCCGCTGCCGTTAACATTATAACTTATTCTTGATCCTACGGTGTTTACGGTATGATATCTTATTTCTGCTAACAACATGGCATCAAAATTTGCTGTAGTATATTCTTGTAAATCGTTATCACTATTTATTTGTACTGGCGATGTAAATGAAGGTCCACTTGAACTTTGATTTGTTTTAAACAAATAATAATTTGTTATGGTAGTTGGCTGATCAAGTGTTTCCGGAATTCCGCCTGCTGTATAGGCTCCAGTGTTTGCACGAGTGTCACTAAAAACAGGAGTACTTGATTGTAACGTATGACTTGATAAAGAAGTTGATGTGTGTATTCTAAAGGTTCCTCCTCTATCACTTCCATCTACTAGCAATCCAATGGCAGTAGAAATAAAAGTATCAAAGACGTCCGTAGCAGTCATAGCTTGAATGGCACCGCTTCCATCATAATACGCTGGATATAGTTTACTGTTAGTATCTGTTGGTTGGCTCACCGTGGCAGTCGTTTGACTGATTCTATCATAAGTTACTGTCACAGTTCCTGGCTCTGCAGTTTCTCCTTCAGTTGGAAATCTATCTACTCTAGTACTATACGCTCCAGCCTTTTTTCTAGTGTCAGTCATACTAGGAGATATATTACCGCTACTTCCAACTTGACTTAACGTAACAGTTGGACTACCAGCATAAACATATAAACATCTATTTACTATTTCTGTAATCATGGAGGAAGACATTTCTTGAAGTTCGCTTCCATTCCAATATAGAGGATTTCTGGCAGTCATTATTAAGCACCTGCGCCATGTATCGTCTTAAGTACAGTTCCTGATGAATTTTTAATTTGTAAAGTTGACAATGATTTTAACTGCGCAGATCCAATTGCATCATCAGCCATATTTGCTTCAGCTACGGTATCATCAGCAATTTTTGCTGAAGTTACAGCGTCATCTTGAATTTTAATGGTAGAAACTGCATCTGTAGTAAGTCTATCAGAATCAATTGCGCTATCAGCAATTTTTTCAAGTGTTATTTGAGCATCAGCAATATGAGCCGTATCGATAGAACCATCAACATAATGCTGACTATTAATTTGATCATCTGCAATTTTTGCTGAAGTTACAGCGTCACCTGCCAATTTGTCTGCCGTAATGGCAGAATTTTCAATCATGGAAGTATTAATAGTATTAGGTGGAACAAAGAATCGACCTTCAGAAGAATCTAGTCCAATACCGTTTGCACTATCTTTTTGAAAAACTGATACAACGCCTGATAACGTAATGCCAGTTTCTCTTGCTTGTACGTACGCTGAATCAATAAGAGCGCTAATGGTTGCTGAGTCTGTATTATTAGAATTTATATAATTTATTGCTTGTACTATATCAGAATCGTTTGAAGCTCCAACATTTAATTGTGATATATCACCAAGATGACTTGATATTGTGTTAGTTTTACTAACTAACGTTGATACCGGATCAGATAAATTTATTATAGTTTTAGCCATTTAATTTCTCTATGATTTTTGTTAACATTTCTTTAATGTCACCGACTTCATTCTTAAGGTTATTTATATCCTCTTCTTGTTGTTTTTTCTGAGCCTTTCTCATACGAGCTGCCTCAATTTCGCTAACATTGTTATTATGTATCATGCCACTGCTTGTGTCTTTCAAATACCCATTGTGACCTTTAACTTTAAGTAAAGTCATTATACACTCAACGCTATTATTCTAAGTGCTCTAAATCTAGGAACTATGGCCTGATTCGTACTTCTCATTACTATTTTTAATTGAAACTTTGTAAAGGCAGTTAGCGTACCGCCTTGACCACCGATTAAATATTCATACTGTCTAAATACATTCGGGTTGTTGTCTTTTGGTAAAATATTTTCTGAAGGTTGGAATGTAAAATTTTTAGTAAAAATATTTTCATCAGATGTTGCGGTTCTAAAATATAATTGAAAATCTGCTGCATCTGGAATATTAGCATCAATCAATACTTTGATACCTACAGCATCATTTGCTAAATTATATACATTTGTGACATGCCTTGCTGCTGAGCTTCCAATACTAGCAGATGTTTCATTAACAAAATTAAGCGGAACGTTAAAACCAACCGAAGATGATGAGTCTTGTTTATCAATAATTGTACTAAATAATGACATTGATGTTCTTTGTAAATCTAACATCGGAGAAACGTTGGAATCATCAGTACTAAGATTTAGTTGAACGTCGAGTGATTTTACGCCTGCTCCTAACTCTGCAGTTTCAGCAGAATCATGAGCGATCAAATAAACTTTTGATGCAGCATTATTTTGATTTATTTGGATTCCTTCAAATGTAGATGATTTTTGAAATGCCGTTTCACTACCTGCAAATGATTTTCCAGTCGTGGCTTTCATTCCAGCATCAATAAAAGTATCTTTAGGTTTTAATATTTGAATATTTGGATACGCTAAGCTGTATGGTATATTTCTATCAGCTTGTATATTGTCGCCTCCGCCTATGGCATCAGAATCTGCTGCAGAATCTGCACTAAAGGTGTATCCAGTGAAATCTCTAGCAACAATTGTTCTAGCTCCATTTATTGAAGATGCAGATATTCCTCCGGTTGCGGTGGCTCCAGTTATAGTAACTGTATTACCAACTTCTAAACCATGATTTAAGTGCTGAACTGTAACAGTTTGACTTGATTCAGTTGTTGTTAATGCATTATTATTTAATTTTCTTTTTGAAACTGAAGCATTATGTAAAATAATATTCGCAGTAGTATGTTTAAATTTTGCTTGATGAAGAACAAAGGCTAAATCTTGATTTTGTGCTGGTGTGAAAGTAGCTGAATTTTGAGAATAAAATAAACTTCCAGAAACTGGGTTTTTATTAACTCTTCTTTCGGTAGAACCAAAAGTAAATTCATTAATTTCTGCTATGTATATCTCATAATCTTTAGAATCTGCTGTTACCACAAGAGCATAATCTTCTTTACCTTTTAAAAAAATAGGTTCATCGAATGTAAACGAAGTTGCAGTTAAATCTGGTCCGGTTGTGTCAACATTTACGCTAGAGCTTGCTAGTGAAACCTGTGATCCCGGGATTATCTGACTTGATGACGGAAATCCTTGAACCATTGGTCTTAAGTGTATTTGCACTGGTAAGGTACTATCTTTTGCAGCAAAAAATAAATCAATTTTTGTACAATATATTCCATTAGGCTCATCAATGTAAAACGATTGAGCTATTGGTTGTTTATTTGCTCTGTAACCTAATGAAGTTACTGCCATGTTATATCTCCTAAAATTTTACGTTCCACCGTAATCGGTATCGTTGTCTGCTCCGCCATAACCACCATCAGTGCCGTCGTTACCGGTGTTACCACCATCGTTACTAGCATTTGCATCGTTAGAATAGTTAGTATTACCCGTTGAAACGCTAACACCAGAAAAGTCACTGTAATCTATCGAATATGATATACCAAAAGCTTCCGGACCCGTAACCCAACTACCGGTATTAGTAGTTGTATTTTTACTTTTACCATCATCAGTGCTACCACCATCATCTCCTTGATAGACAGCTCTATTTTCAACATTTACTCCGGTTACATTCAATTGTCTAGTACTTGCATAAGTTGCTTCTTTTGTATCTAGATAGCCTGTAGCCGTGTAAAGTGTTTTTGCTATACATCCAGCATTGTTTTCATTATCAGCACTTATATCCATTATCTTAAATTCTTTAGCACCTATTCTTATTTTTAAAGTATCGTTGTTAGGAACTATGAATGATCCTGATACATCACCGTTAGCGTCAGTAGTCAAGTTGCTTGAGCCATCTGGATGAGCAGTTGTATTTTTAAGTGTATTTCCAAAATCTGAATCTGTATCAGAATAAAATTGAAATGTTTCTGATCTTGTAAAGTCTGATATATTATTTCCATCTAAGAAAGGAAACACACGAGTATTCGGTCTTAATCCTTGAACTTTAAAGAAAACTTTTCTAGCTCTCATAAACGGTAAGAATGCAGTTTGTAAGACTCTATCTTCAACTAAATCTAAAACGGTTTCTTCACTAACAACTCTGTTTACGACGCCTGACTGAATATTTGTTGAAGAACCTACCTGTAAGTTTTCTAAAGAAACTCCACCCCAGCTCCAAGACCAGTTATTCCAGTTATAAGCATTGACGGTCGATAATCTTGTGCCACCTTGTACTATTTTATCTTGTCTTCTATCAACGTCTCTCCATTCATCTGATGCCGGTGATAATGTAGCTATACCATCATATATTACCACTGCAAACGGATTAAGTTTAATAGATTTACTAGCAAAATTTTGATTAATATAAGGTGTCTCGTCATAAGCTATATAAACATTATCACCTTTTCTTATCGTGTTTGTGGATGATGCTGAATCATATATAAGTCTTATATTATCCTCTTTAAAACCAGGTCTAAGTTCTTTTTGTAAAGGATCTATAGACGCTCTATAACCACTTGCTGTAAAAGATTTAGAATGATCATTAAAATTATCAACTATAAATCCGGATTTTGTTCTATTGTTACCTGCAGAATCTAAAACTTGTAAATGCTTGGTATCGACTTCAAGTAAGCTTAGTGAAGCAACTTCTTCAAGATTTGCTAATCTTTTTTCGAGTTGAGCAATATCTTTCATAGTAAATCTTTTATGCTCTATCTTAGTTACTAAAACATCAGAATCATCATCAGTATTACCGCGTAATACAAGATCGTATAGAGCTAGCGTTTGATCTGGTTTTTCCGGTATAGCTGGATTAAATGCTGGTATTCCATTGATGAGTCTAATAACACCTTCTCTATCAACTACTAGTTTAGACGCTCTACTTAAGTAGTATTCTGCATCGGCTGTGACTAAAGTTCCGTTTTGTGGTTGTTCAATTACTCTGGCAGCAGCTCCTGCAAACTCTCCACCAGAATCCATTACTGGTCTAAAGTCTGCATAGTCTCTTAAATTTATAACTGTACCATTACTAAATCTATATTTTGGTATTCGGTTGTAATCTACCTGACCAGTGTATGAGTTTACTGCGAAAAAATCGCCAGACACACCGTGTGTAAAATGTTTAAATTTAACATGCACATTTGATGTCGGTGCAGATTGACCGCTTCTAAGTATTAATCTTCCAAGTCCATAATGGTTATCGCGTTGACCATTGTCTAAAACGAACCTATCGATGTAATTAACGCTACTATCGTTTTCTTTTACAACTTCATCTAATTCAAAAATATCGGCAGTTGCAAGAGGGACAACTCTAAGACCGTTTCCATCACTATCTACGCTAATAGTAACTGATTTATTTGCTAATGTTTTTGTTTTTATAGAAGCTGAACTTTTATTTACATAAGCTAATATTTCTAAGCTACTACTTAATGGTAATCCAGTTATTGTTGCAGCCGTTGCACCAGCGCCACTTACGCTTGCTCCGCTAAACACATCACTATCTTCTTTAGCTATAATCCAATCATCTGTATTTGTAAAAGTTTCTCCGGCGGCTGTTAAATTTATACTAGCTTCACCTGAGCCGTTTGATGTAACAGTAAATCTTCTTTGTGCAGCAAATGATATATCTGTCAAAGCTTTAGGTCTGAATCTTGTTAGTTTAAACAGAGAAGTATTATTTTGTGCTTCTTTTAAAACTGCCTTTGAACTTTCTAGTGTAGGTCTAAAATAACTTGAGGTGCTTGTTCCGATACTTTTAACATTACGAAAGGCAGATCCAGAATTTAATTGTAAATCAAACAAATGATATCTTAAATTTGCACCGTCTTCGTTAATTGCTTTTACTCTAACTGTTCCTAGATCATTTCCAGTAAAATCTAAATCATCTTTTAAGGTGAGTTTTTCAAAAACGTTTATATTTGGTAAACCATGTGTCGCGGAATCAGTTTCAGGTGATACGATTACAGAGTTTCCATAGTTGACACCAATGACGTCATTGTTTAAAGTTATAGTTTGTGTTGGCTTTTCAATTCTTAGTGTTGTAGGAAAATTTCTGTCTGCTCTAAACCCATCCACGACTGCTGTTCCAGCGCTCACATTTAACAATAAATGAGTTGAAGCTGAGTCTAATGAGAAATCTACGGTATATGGTTTTACAATGTAATCACCAGAATTTTCATGAATTCTTTTTGCTATAACTTCATTAGGAATATTATACGCGTTATTATTATCTACTGCGTTATAAATTGCGCCTTCTTTTACAGTGGCTATATGAATAAAATTCTCGTCTGAATCAACATCAGATTCTTCTACTATTGTTAGTTTAATTCTATATCTGTCTGCACCTGACGCTGCTAAATTTGGTACGGCACCTTGATTGTCAAATAAGCTGTCATCATCTATAGAGGAAACAACGTCTTCTACTGCTTTAAAACCTATATTTGTTGTTACATTATCACTGTATTTTGAAATAATTTTTGATTGATCTTCAGTAAAAACAAAATGTCCTCTTGCATAATATATTCCTGACGCTAATGTTGCAAGTATACCAACACCAATTGCTGGATTGGCATCTGTGTTTGTTGGCTGAACTGTTAACGTTACAGTACCATTTGTAATATCTTCACCAGGTGTCAGTCTCGGAGTATCTGTACCAGAAGTTGCTGAAGTATTAGTATACTGAATGTAAAGAGTGTCAGGATCAGATCCTTCAGCGGCAACAACTTGTAAAACTTTAACCTGTATGCTTGATGTTTGTCCCGTAAAAATATTAGCGCTACCAGCAGCCGCTGTTATTGTAGAAGTATCAGAAGGAAGAGTGTTTACGGTAGTGTCTAATTTTGCAAATTCATATTGTGAGTTTAAGTTAGCTCCACCTGGTTTAACAACCGCACCTTCTTTAAATATATTATCACCAAATCTTTGTATTTGATTTTGTAATATTGTTTGAAGCTGCGTTAACTCACGAGCCTGTAATGCTTTACCAGAATTAAATAATATTTTATGAAATCCTGCGCTGTCAGCAAAATCATCTTTATAGGTTGTATTAAAGACGGTTTTTGTAAGTGTAGTAGCCATATTTTATTTCCTTAAAGTGTTATCACAACTTTTATGTCTTCTGTCTGATTAGCAGATCTTGTTACCGGTGCTCTATTTTCTATATATAGTATCTGTCCAGATAGTTTATTAACATCATCATTGGTAAAAGCATCAGAATCAACGTCGTCTCCTTCAGCAGCCAAGGTTCCAGTTTGGCCTCCGCCACTAATAACTTCGCCTTCTTGAAAAGCTAAGAAACCAGTATCTTCTGTTTGATGAAAATAAAGTCTATCGCTATCAACTTCATCAACCAAAGCTTTGGCGCCAGATGTACCACCAGTTATAGTGGCATCTAAAAATCCTGTGTTTGCTGCCGCTTGTAATTTTAAAAATCTTAAAACTTTTCCACTTGACGTCGTGAAGTCAGCGTCTGAATTATTTTTTGGATCTCTTATTAATGCAACTTGTCTAAAATCTTGACCGACTATAAAGTTACTGTCTTCAATACCGTTAGGTTTAGTGTTGAACATTAGTGATGTTGATTTAAGTTCATCTCTTGGATCGTTACCCATTCCACTATCAGGACCTAAGATGGCTCGAGCAGTAGCGTTTGATCCACCACCACCGCTAAATGATATACTCGCAAAATTATATCCTTGTCCCATGGTGATACCGCTGTCAGCACTTGAATCTAATTCTATTTTTGTAACTGTTCCGCCTGATATTGTTGCAGTTGCAGCCGCTCTAACACCGTCACCGTTTATTGTTACAGTAGGTGCACTCGTGTATCCAGTTCCACCGTTTGTTACTGCAACACCTATGATTTGTCCAGGCACTGCAGCGTCTTGAACAAGAACTTGTTGCTCTTCAAGAACCGTGAGTGATCTTCCTAGTGTCGCTGAGTCTAACACTTTTTCGACTGGTACAAAGTTTGCTGAAAGAAATTTATTTGCGCTTGTCGCACTTAGTGTGTATAGAAACTTCCAAACATAGCCGTCTGATGTTTTGAAAGCTTTTGTTGATGTTCCTGTCGGTTTGACTGTAGATGTTACTGCTGCTCCAGTTGAAGATTTTCCTTGTTGTAAACATATGTAAACTTGATTATCTTCAGTAAGAACATAGTAGCTATTTGTGGCCGGAATGGATGCAAGATCATCGTCATACGCAGAATATGTTGCGCCAGAAGACCAGTTATATCTTGGTATTGTAAATGATACGTCACTAGCAGATTTTATTGATTGTAGTCCTGCTCTTAAGTTTCTTAAAGTTCTAGGTGTATCTGTAACTGTGGGAACATTTTCGCTATCGTTCCATTGTTCAGATCTGCCTATTCCTATGTAGTATCTGTGAGTTGATGCCGAATCTGGAAAAGAAACTTCATCAAATATATATTGAACCAGTTGTTTCTTAAAAGGGTCTGTAATTATCGCTGCCATATCTTATTCCTTAGTGTAAGTCTACCCAAGCACCGCCGGCATATGCTTGTATTTTACTATCAGTAGTGTTATATATTAACATTCCATTTACAGCTGTTAGCGCATTACGTTGTGTTGTAGTTAGCGTTGGAAGTTGAACTGTACCAGTAGATCCAGTAATTGTTAAAGATGTTCCACTTATTGCTGTACCAGTTATTGCTGCAGCGGTGCTTCCACCAATTACTGCGCCATCGATTGTACCACTATCGATGTTTGGTGAAGTTAATGTTTTATTAGTTAAAGTTTGAGTTGCAGTGTCTAATACGACGTCACCACCAGCATTTGGAAATGCAATTGTTCTATCAGCAGTAGGATCAGTTGCTATTAATTTAGTTTCATGAGAGTCTGTACTAGTACCTTCAAATATTATAGTTCCTACTCCGCCTGAATCTTTTAAAGAAATTTGTGCAGTTAGAGTGCTACTATCGCCTCCAAGTTTTGTGTATATCTCTTGAAAGTTTTCATTTATTTTAGTTCCTGCTGAGCGTAAAGTATCACCAGTGCCGTCATTTGCAGAAGAACCTGTATTAATATTTTGTCTTGTCATTTTCTATCCTACTTAATAGTGTTATTTATACTAGAAAGCCGAGTCAGTTACTCGTCTTGTAAATATTTCGTTATCCATAGTTTCTAATGTTAATGAGAAATCAGGTGTAGCGTTTTCATCACTATCTCTAATTGAACTATCATCAAAAGTAAATGAGTTTGGAGTTATTACCTGTCTTAACGTATGATACGTTGTATTTAAATCTGCAAGTGTAAAGTTTTGATAATCGCTAATCAATTCATTTAAAGTAGTTCTAACGTTACCGCCACCTGAATCAATCAACATTGTAAGCTGAACAAAAGGCGATGAAATGGCCATGGATGCTTCTGATACCACTTTTGGATCTGGATCATCTTCTTCTAATGCGATAGGAGCTGTGATGCTTAACGTAGCTTCTGTATCAGAAACAACTTGTCCTGCAAAGAAAAAACCTGATGGATGTACAAACTTTTTATAAAGCGCGCTCCACTTTTCTACAGATAATCCTGATTTTATTAACAAACCAAATGTTTGATATAACTCATTATTTTGTATAAATTTTATAGATTCAACGCCTATTTGACTTGATGAATCACCAATGATAAACATAGATTCTTTACCGTATTCAACTTCTGCTGACTGTTGATAAAATAATCTAAAAAATTCTTCTAGTGAAAATCTGCTACCTTTAAGGCGAGCGAGATCTGCCAGCCTTGTTAGTGCATACCGTCTATCAGTAAAATCTTCACCGGTTTTAAGTCCACCTGCTAGTTCGTTAACTAAACTATTAAGCAGCCCACTAGGCATCTCTCTTATATCTTTAGTAGCAAAAAACTGTCTAGCGTCATTACCAAAAATATGTTCACCTTCTGAAGAATCTAAAAAATCGTAATATTTTTCTAAGAATGTTACAAGAGTTGGAAATTCAGAAGTATAAAACTCTGGTAATGATTCTCTTACTTTTCTATTTTGAAAAGATTTTAATCTTCTTTTGCTTTGATAATTAATTGCCATTTATATACTTACCGCGGTATTTTGAAAATCTAATACTGCTCTTGATGTTGATGCAGTCGTATCAATGTCTAATATGTAATTTCTTAAAGGCCTTATTGTACTTTGATTTGCTGGTAATATTGATATATCTATTGCACTACCTTCAAATGCAGTAGGTTTAAATCCTGTTATACTTACCACACCCGTTAAATTGTCATAGCTACCTATATTATCAATTTCAACGGTACCGTCTATAGAAATTATTTGTAGCTTGGTTGTACCCGGTTTATTTCTAATAGAACACGTTTGTGAATTAAAAGTAAATTGAGATGTTGTTAAAGTTGATACATCATCATCAGGTTCGGCCAAAGCTACTGGAAAATTTACACTATAAGATAGCGTCACGTTAGTAGTAGGAACAAAACTTTGTCTTAATTTAATTTCCATTCTAGAGTTTAATATAGCAGGCTCTAAAGCATCAACTAAAGTTAAAACATTGGACCTTCTAAAAATTTTATTAAACTTTTTAAGATTGGTTGTGAAAAAACTATTTACGGTATTTTGAACCTGTGTTTGAACGGCTTGCGAAGTTGAACCTGTTAAGTCAGGATCTAAATTAAACGTTGTTGATATTTGTAAAAATGTTGTTATAGGATCAACATACTCTGTAGTCATTGACATAACAGCCATGTTATCAGTGAGATCTGTTTTAATTTGATCTTTGACATTTTGTTGCCTAGACGCTGTAACACCTGATTTAAATTTTAAACCTATATATGTGACGCCATAAACTGCAGGTACAGAATCTGCACCGCTGTAAGCCGTAACATCATCTAAAAACGCACCATAGTTTGCTTGTATTTGTGCTATATAATCTTCTGCGGTTACTAGCCTTCTTTGAGAAGTAAAGGCTATAGGAGCATTTTGTCTTATAGATTCAATACTTTCTTTATATGCGCCTCCAGCAGACGCAGCTTCAGTTGTTGTTATTAAAGTATAATCTACGCCATCAACTGTAACATCTGAAGATGGAGAAAATGAAGAAGCACCATTAGCAACTGTACCTTGTGTAGATAAGTAATCAATTACTATTTTATTTCCAGCAACTGGAGCTTTACCAGTCGTCGTTCCGTCACCAAATATAACTTCAAAGAATCCGTTTGGAACTTCTTTTATTTGATAGAACATCGAATCATTAGTAATTCTTAATGCTCGTTGTATATTGATGTAAGTGTCAAATGTTGTTGAACTCGCAGTAGGAAATACTCTTACTCTTATAGTTGTTGTATCCATGGTAAGATCTGGGATAACATACACTTGATTGTCTGATTTATCACCAACAAAAAATGTTTTAGTTTTTTCTGTGCCTTCAAAAACTGGTATAGCAACGCCATCAGTAGAATTTAAAAATTGATACAATCCGGTTCCATCGTCTGTTCCTATAAAGTTTTCTCTTGTTTGAAAAGTATAAGTTGTATCACCAACAGTTGATGTAAATGCTGTGCCTCTTGGTAATGTTATAGCTGTAGGTCTTGTGTCTGTTGATATTTGAACTGAAAGATTTAAATCTGCCTGTGATGAAGAATAAGACTTAGGAACGTATCCTAATCCTTCTGCTAATGATGCCACTGAACTTCGAAGTTGTGCTGTGTTTATAAATGATTCATTAAGAGCAAAGTTTGCATTTAAACCCATAAAATGTGTATTATACGCCAACACGTCTAATATATTACTTAAACCAGATGCTTCAAAATCATAATCAGCAAATTCTGTTTGTTGTTTTAAATAGTCTTTTAACCTACCTTTAATAGTGTCAAAATCTAATTGAGTTGATCTAATAGTTGTTGCCATTTATCTTAACCTCGTTAAGTTTACTTGTGTACTTTCAACTTGTGATGTATTAATCATTTTAAAAGTAACAGTAACTTTTATTTCGTGTGAATCATCGCGTAAAGTAGTGTCAATGTTTAATACCTGTACTCTTGGTTCAAATATTTCAATTGCTTGTATTATTTGCTCTCTTAAATCATCATCATCGACATCCGTATTCAAAGCAAAAAGAAAAGAGTTTAAATTGCCACCAAATCTTGGCTGAAAAGGTTTTTCACTAAAATTAGTCAATAATAAATTTTTAATTGCTTGTTTTACCGCAGCCGCATGTTCTTTTTTAAAAACATCTCCAGAAGCTTTTTTCGCAAAAGTCAAATCTATATCTTTGTAAGTTTCATTTCTACTTGAAACTAGACTTTTGGTTCCTATGTTACCATCTTCTATTGAAAAAGCTCTTGTTGGCATTACACTTCCTTTTGATCTATTTATATAGGTTATGCGTTAGCAGTCGTCCTTAATACCTCTAATAATTCATTTGTAACTTGGTTAACATTGTTATATCTTGTTTCTATATCATTATTAAACGTAACTGTCCATGGCGATATAATTTCAGGCATTATTAAAATAATTTGTGCATTAAGTGTGTTATCAGGATTATAATTATCGTAATCTAAAATCATTTTATCAAATTGAATGTTATCTTTCCAATATACAGCAAGATCAAATGTTTTTTCTATCGCAATTTTACCATCTAACCCTATTAATTCATAGACAACAGCCAAACCTCTAGACATCAGATAATTTATGCCATCACTAACATCTAGGTCTTCACCTTCTTCTGCTCTGTACAAACCTTCTACAACCTGTAATCTAAAATCTTTAAACTCTTTCGTTGCATCTTGAGAATTAATAGTTCGCATTGCTTCAGCGTGTAAAACATACTGTTTAGCTAATAAAACTCTTTGATCATCATCTGTAATATGTGTTAATGTCACGGGATCATTGTCACCACCAAGAAACTTTGCCATTGAAATACCTGGCGCAAGTTTTGTTTTACTTGTTATAGATTCTTGAAATATTGGATTATATTTCGCATCTACTAATAAATCTACTGTTGAAACTGCCATGTTATGCCTTATATAATTTAGTTGAGTTTTGACTTCTACCTAATGTATCTGTTCCTCTTCTAGCCGTCGTTTCTTTGGCAACTATCCTACCAGTTGATAGCGGTGAAAGTCTTGTAGCAAAGGGAGATATCGTACCGTCTGCTATAAGAGCAGAAACAAACGTAGTGTTACTTGCGTTATTTGGATCTCTAAGTTTTGATCTTGCTTCTTTAGTAGTTAGGTCTACACTTGATACGCCACCGTAATGTGCAGTACGATCTAATCTATTATATAATTGATCAAAATCATCAATGTGAACTCTTTTAATTGCTACGCCTGAGTTTTCTAATGCATCATTAATTATATCTGTAGTAGGTTGAACGGTCGTATTGTTTTCAGCAGACGTTATTGCTACTGTTGATTGTGCTTGTCCTGCTCCAGCGCCAAGAGCTGTTGCTACAGCTGACTTACCAGCCGTACTCGCATTACCTGACAAATCACCATTAAAAGTTGGAGCAGTCATTCCTACATCAGCGATCACTCCTTGAGAAGCATGAATTGAAGTTGAATTGACTCGAGGTATGTGCGCAGTGTGTCCATAGTAAACTATTTCATGACCACCTATAGTTCCACTATCTCCAACTACGGCGAGAGATGAAGCAGTAATATTAGCACTCTTGGTTGAAAGAGTTACTTCTTTTTCAGCAGTCATCATCAATGTTCCACCTGCTGCATAGTTATGATCTACTTGTATGTTTTCTGCAAATGAACCTTTGATGATATCATTTTTATCACCATGTATTAGCGTCGTATATCCACCACCAACGGTTTCAGATTTACTACCTACGATTTGAGTCTCTACTGTACCAGCTACGTCTGTGATTAAACCTCTTCTTATATTTTGTTCCATGTCACCTTTGACGTTAACATTAAAGTCTCCGCCGACTTCAACATCAAAATCACCAGCAACTTTAAGTTTTAAATTTCCATTATATTGCAATTCTCCATCACCATCAACTACAACTTTTTCATCTTGTGCTGTTACTCTTATAGTATTTTTTGTTGATGAATATATTACTGAACCATCTGCGCGCATCTCTACGCCTGAGCCAGAGTTATGTCTTATCATAACTCTTTCAGATCCTGGTGTGTCATCGTATTCTACGATATGACCTGATGCAGTTTCTTTGACTTGTGAATTAGGATAAGTTGACACCGCTTCTTCATTTAAATCAAAATCAATATCTTTTACCGATCCACCCAATTCAACATTGACTCTTTTAAATCCTCTAGCAATTTCATTAACTGAAGATATTTCTTCGTATTCAATCTTAGGAAATACACCACTAGGATCAGAAAAACCGTTTTCTTTATTTTTTAAAGAGCGGGCCTTTCCTTCAGATACTGTAAAATTTTGAGATTCCATTGACATAAATTAATCCTACCTTTTAAATAATTTTTGTAAATTGCTAGTATCTAACTTTTTAGCTATCGAATCAACTGATGTTTTGTTTTTATCTAAACCACCGGTAAGTCGTTTAATGATAGAATCACCTGCTAACTTTGCTTTAGAATTTTTAGGATCGTTTATAGCTTGAGATATTCCTTCATTAATATCTATCTTACCAGCTTTAAGATCATCAAAAGCTTTTAACGCATCATCTAAATCTTTTTGTGCGTCTGATGGAAGTTCTTCACCAGTTGCTAAATCTATTTTTTCAAAATCTTTTTGTATCTTGCTAAAACTAAAAGGTTCCACTGATTTTGTTTTTGAACCTTGAGCTATAACTGAAGGTTTAGTAAAGACCATTTCTTTTCTACTAGGACCGTTTGTAGTTTCTTCCGGATTTTCTATAGAGTTAACTTTACCGTATACATCTCTTAAAGAATCCATATCTATCGCTGGTCCTAACTTAGTTTTATCCATTTCATAATCACCAAATAAATTAAGTCCTGGAACAACTTTGTAAGCTTTAGATATTAGTTTTTTTAATGATGCCAACTGCTCGTCATTAACAGGATTTTCTGTATTTGCAACAATAGTAACTTGAACTCCAGTTAGATCAAATGAAGAAGTATCTGGGTTTCTGGTTTCATCTATTGGTCTACCTCTTTGTATTCTACCATCTGTTAATATTAAATAATGCGCCTGTATTCCATATATTTTAGGTGTAGAATTTATTCTATCAATTGCTTTTTTAACGGTGCCTTCTCTAGTAATTAAGTTTTGTAAATCACTTGCTTTTGAAATTTCATGAATAGAACTAGCATTTACTTTTTCTGGTGGACCCCAAAGTTTATCAGTCCAACCTACTATCAAAGCAACGACTTGATTATTTGTTCCCGTCTTCATTCTAGAACTATTTGAAAATTCAGTTTCTAATTCATCACTCGTGTCAACAAATTCAAATTTGTGTGTCTTTGGCGTATTATATCCAGCCCAAGTAGAGTTACTAAAACCTAAGTTTACTACGTTACTTGGTGACATGTTAGGCGTTAAAAATCCTTTCTGTACTAGTTTATTCGTATTGGTGTCTAAAGAAAGCTTGCCAGTAGTAGGATCAACTCCTTCAATTAAATTTGGTATTTCAGGTCCAGGACCACCAAAGGCATCAAGTGAAGGAGCAACCACGCCTTCTGGTAGTCCCTTCATTAAGTTTTTAATACTTGGTGGAAACTGAGCTTTTATTCCTTTTACTTTTCCTAATATATTTGCAAATATATTAGATCCGGATCTACCTGCACCAGGAATTAACGCATTTGGATCTAAATCAACTCCAGCATTTTGTGCTTCTTGAATCTTAGATTTAATTTCTGTTTGTACTTCTTTAGTCATTTTACTTTCAACAGAAACGCCGGCGTCTTTGTCATCTATTGCAGTTTTTGCTTGATCGATGACTCGAGTTGAAAGACCCTTTGGTAAAACTGATTGAGCTACTTCTTTTATTTTTTTAGAGTTTGCAGATGTTCTAACTTTTAACTCATCCATTATAGCGTTTATACTACCTTGAGTGAACACTACTTTATTCAAATTAGTATTTGATAAATTAGATTTATTAAACAACGTTGTTAGGTTTGATGTTTGTGTTGATATTTTATCGCCTGAACCATCAGCGGCGCCTGGCTCCATTTTTGCTATTCTAACTCTTTTATTAAAATTTACTGTAGGTTTTGCGCCAGCTTGCAATCCTTTAAATCCACCAAATGTTTCACCTAAGAGATTAAAAGGAGAAGCGTTTCCAGTAATTTCTTGAACATTTAAAGTTGAAGCAGAAGCTCTCATAGGGCCACCTATTTGAGCAATCATTTTCTGTTGAAACGCTAGCATTTCTGGAGAAGCAGCTGCCTCAAATTCAGCTTGTGTTATTTCAGGTTTTTCATATTCTATTCTTATCCTTTGATGGAAACTTCTTAAAGATATAACGCTTCCATTAAAAGTATATTGAGACGTATCGTTAAATATCGAGGTAAGATTATTTGTTGAGAAGGCGTTCTTGTCACTAGTCTGACTTTTAGCGACTCTTATGTCGGTTAGTTTCGCTATTACTTCTGGTCGACCTATTGTTAAGACTGTACCATTAAATGTACTATTTTCATTAGCACCTCTTGGCTTATCGCCAGCTTTCATGTTAATAAATGATTTATCAGCCATTAAGCAGCTCCAATTCCTAGTTTTCTATCAATTTCAAGTGCAAATTGAATTCTCTTTAGTGTACTTTCCGGTGCAGGTCTTTCATAATATCTTTCAAAAATTTTAGAAGCTTCTTCTGGTGTTTGAGCCTTTCTTAATTTACCAAGACCTAAATAAGGATACTTTCCAAGTTCGTATATAATAAATTTTAACTGAGCATATAATGTTCTAAAGTTTAAATTAGAATCTTTACAAAATCTTTTTAATTCTTGTAATCTAAAACCAGCGGCTTTACTTGGATTCCATTGAGCAATGCCAAAAGATCCTTCGTCTTTAAATCCTGAAACTATTGTTGGATTTAAATCTTTACCAGATTCTGCCATCAAATTGCCTATTATTCCTGCCGCTTGCGCTGGCGTAAACGAACCACCTTCTTTAGATAAGAAAAAGTTATATGCTTTTTCTGCATTATTTTGTCCTACTAAATTGCCTTCACTAGCCGAAGGTACGCCAGGCTTGACACCTTGTAATGTTGAATCAGGCACAACTGCCGTTCCATCGTATTCATTTTTAACTGAAGGCGCTTCCTGTACATCGTTTCTTTTTGTTTCAACTTTAGGTATTGATCCCATAACTAAAGGACACTGCGAATCTTTTCCATCTAAAAATATTCCAAAAACTTGTGCTCTAATTTTTATCTGTGAGTTAGCACCAATTCCAGAAGTGCCGCCTTCTGTAACAGGTATTAATACATTAGCCCATGGCAAATCTTCGTTTGGTATATCAACAGTATTTGATGTATGAAGCCCATAAACTCTTACTTTCACTCTATCAAGTTTTAAAGGATCATTGACATCTACAACAGTTCCAATAAACCATCTGATTTGATCTCCATAGTATTCAGTTTCTGGTATGTGTGCGTACGCCATTATACTTGAATATCCTTTCCAATAGATGCCACTTTACCACATAATAATTCACTAGTAACTTTATCGCCATTAAACGAGTGTTTGGCTCCTATTATTAAATAATCACCTGATTTTTTTAAATCCTTCGAAGCAGCGTTTACATCCTCAGTCGGATCTGCATCTAAAAATAAAATTCTTATAGTTTTCCCTAAAGTGTAGTTATCGTTACCAGTTATAAACTCTCTGCCTTTAACTGTAATACACAAAGGAGTTTTAGATAAGAATCCTTTTATGGCTTTACCAGTAACATGTTTCATATGATCACCGCCTAAAGTTTCATCGCTATAACTTCTAAACCCTGCATTATATGATCCACCTCTATACGCACCGTTAGAAGTTATTTTACTAATAACTTTAGAATTGTACGTTGATAGATTTCTTCCTTTTATTTTATATTCCGGTCCATAATTATATTTTGAATTTTCACCACCTAAAGAATTTTGTACTAACAAACTTTTAAATACATTATCAACATCAAAATGCCTTTCTTCAGGTATTCCCCTGTGCACATCATAAAATATATATGAACTACCTACATAACCTTTTCGCAAAAGATTAATAAGCTCTTCAGAGTTTTCATACTTATATTCTATTATATTATATAATCTAGATCCTCCGGTTGTTTGTGCTAAACTGCTAGTATAAACATACGGTTTCGTAATGTTGTTTACAGGTTCAGATAACATTTTTCCTAAATCTTTAAATACTAAATTGTCTACGCCTAATGGTGAGTATAAGAAAAATGGCATGCCATTATATGTCACTGATCTGTTTTTTATCCACAAGGCAGCTTCTATAGGATCTAAATTTGGTATTATTACTTTTAAATCTTTAGTAGAATCTTTTCCATCAACTACTAAAGATTTGTTTATATGTGTAGAAATTAAACTTGAAATAATATCTGAAGGAGCGCCACTGTAAGACTTATTTACATTTTGAGCTGCAGCTTCAAACATATGATATTCGGTACAGTGTATTATAACAGTTTCATTTCTTTCATCAAGCTTTATTACTTTTTCTATTTCATCAACTACAAAATCTTTTTTTATTTCTTTTCCAGTTTGAACTTCTTCTATTTGTTTTATTGTAATTGATAATTTTTCACCACCTTGAAAATCCACTGTTTGTACTATATTAATTTGATCTATGAAAGACAATCTCATAGTCAAATAAGGTTTTTCTATGTGTTCGTAGATTACGAATTCTTGAACAACTGCGGCTATTTCAACTTCTGATTGTAATCGATCTGAAGTTATGAGCGCGCTTGCTAGTGCGTATTCAGTAGATCCTTCTGCAACAGAAGCAATGTCTAAGTCCATGTTATCCTCTTAAAGCTCTCTTAAAGCTTGAAACCACATTTGCAATTTGGCTCGGTTTAATTATTTTAATTTGTCTAAGATTTTCATTTACGCTAAAATAAACATCTTCATGAGTTTTTTCTGTAAGCAATGCGCCTGGAGCTGATGTTGGATCTATATCAACTATTTCGCCGTCGCCGTTAACGTAATGAGAAGCTGATTGATATTCTTTAGAACTTGATACACTAGATAAAGTTTCTAATGTTCCAGAAGAATTTGTTGATGAAAATAATTCGCCAGTCGTAGTAAATGAAACATCGCCTTCAACTATTATTTGCCCTAAGTCTAAGTTTCTTTTTATAATTTTACCAGATTGACCTGATGTTCCACCTGTTATTGTTTGTCCTACTTTAAATTTATTTGCTAAATCGTCGTCTCTTGTAGTCAACGTTGTATTTGGAAGTATTTTTTTAATGTACTCGTCAAGTTCGCTTCTAATAAGTGGCCAACCTTGTTCTCTAATATCATCATTTATTAAGTAGAAAGTCCAATAATATAACGGTGTTCCATACAATTGTATTGATACTTGATCTGGTCTAAAACCTTCTTGAATAGTATGAACATTTAAAAACGTTATATTATTTTTAATTTCGTCTATTAAGTCAACATATGTTGATAAGTTTTGAAATATAACACTATCAACTTCATCTCCAAATTTGTATGTTAAGTTTTCGAATTCATTAAAGTAAAGCATTAGAATCCTCTTTCTATATCCTGTTGCTCAATAGCTCTGTGTTCAACGAATGATAATGTTAAATCAATTTCATTGGCCTTTCCGTCGTTTTTAAATCCGCCGCCTGTTGGATTAATCGTATGAGAAACGTTTCTTAAATAACATGGCAACAACTTAGGTATGTTTCGATTTTCAGAATCTTTAAAATTAAATTTAATCTTAAAAGCATTTGGAAAATTATACCCCAAACTTACGCTTGATTCACCACCTATGGGAACTTTAAACGCTCTTGGATACATTTCTTTTCTAAATATCTTAATTATTTTTTGTATGACTTCACCTTCTTCAGGTGAAGTTGGTATCATTTTAAATTGAAATGTAAACTCTCTTACTGTTACGCCGTTAAATAATTTTCTCACATTTGGATTAACTATTATTCTATTTGCTATAGAAGCTGCAGCCAATAATCCAGTATTTTCGTTTGTAAAAGGAACTTTAGCTATTGCTCTCATAGCACCTAATCTAGCAGCCTCGGATCCAGCAGCTCTAGATAAATTAAGACCACCGCTGAAAAAAGTATCAACAAAACTTTTTCCTTCACTTAAAACTTGTTCGCCAGCTTGTCTTATTCCCGATCCTCCAGCTTCAATACCTGCTAAGGCTGCTCCTCCAGTAGCTCCTAATGTTGCATCACCGTATTGAACTCCATCAACAAAAGCTTGTGATGGTGGAAAATACATGTTTATGATAGGCGAATTAGGCTTTGGAAAGAATCCTAATTTAAAATTACTAGAACTTGCATTACGTTTTTTAACGTTATTAAACTCGGTCTTTGCGTCTTCTTTTGTCTTAAACGTATTAACGCCATCAAAATCTCCAAAACCAGCACTACTTCCGGAAATGCCGGCATATCCTGAGACGGCTGCATCATTGCTAAAAGATACAGTTGAAGGCGCACCAATATCGCTTGCGCCGCCACCTACTTGATCAAGAGTTGGTTCATCTTCAACTTTTGCTTTTGTTGTCTCTTGAGATTGAATATTGTCTGTAGTTGTTGTTATATGATTTTTTTGTGATTGACCTGGACTGGCGGTTGTATATTCTAAAATTTGAAATTTTATAGTAGCAGCGTATGCTGGATTACCGCTAACGTCTATAGGATATTCTAATTTGCTACCGTCTGGTTCATTTCTTGATAATGGACTTGGTATTCTACCTAGTAATGATTGACCCGTTATATCATCATCTAGTCCTATAGCGCCTGGGTTACTAACGCTCTTAGTGAATGGATTACCACCAGCAAAGTCACTAAAATCTTTTCTAACTTTTTCTCCTAAAGGACCAGCTTTTTGATTTATGATATCGAGTTCTGACATGTTGAATCCTTATACATATATTAAAGTATTATTTCTTTATTTATAACGGTTATCATGGTTTATTCTGGTCTTTACAAAGCTAAAAACGTTTCCAAATATAAAGGTGATCACACCGATATAGTATATAGGTCTCTTTGGGAGAGAGAAGTTTTTAAATGGTGTGACAACAATCCAAATGTAAAAGGTTGGTGTTCTGAAGAAGTCGTCGTACCGTATTATTATGATGTTGATAAAAAGTATCACAAGTACTATGTAGACGTTAAAATTATATTTGAAGAAAAAACTCTTTTAGTAGAAATTAAACCTGAAAAAGAAACGCAACCCCCAGCCGGTGAAAAAAGAACTAAAAGATATATTAGAGAAGGTTTAACATACGTTAAAAATATGAATAAGTGGGAAGCGGCAGATAATTATGCAAAAGATAGAGGATGGGAATTTCAAGTATGGACAGAAAAAACATTGCAAGAAATGAAACTTTTAACTAAGCCTGTCCCTGGTAAACTAAAGAAATATAAACCACTACCATCATATCGTAAAAAGCGTAGAAAACGATATAAATAGACTTATGAGTAACTTATTTCAAAAACTTGAACTTGAAGCTTTTCGCAAAGGTATTACACCTCGTACGCAAGAATCACGTGATTGGTTTCGTAGAAGAGTTCAACAGCTTACACGAATTAATCGTGAAGCATTGATGAGAGAAGATGAAATTAATAAAGTAAGCAGTCCATTATTAGGTAGTATGATGATGTTTTTCTATGATCCGAAACTCAAAGATAAACTTCCATATTACGACACCTTTCCATTAGTAATACCAGTAGAAAAAGCTGACGGTGGATTTAAAGGATTAAACTTGCATTATATTCCTCCAATTTTAAGAGCAAAGTTTTTAGATAGTTTACTTGATGTAGTTAATAATAAAAAATATAATGAGTCAACACGTTTTACTTTAACATATAGATTACTTAAAGGCGCAGCTAAATACAGATATTTTCAACCGTGTTTTAAACATTACTTATTAGATCATGTAAAATCCAGATTTGCGCAAGTACCAGCACCTGAATGGGAAATAGCGACGTTCTTACCGACAGCAAGTTGGAAGAAAGCTTCTGCTGGAAGAGTATATTCAGATTCGAGGAAGATAGCAAATGGCTAATACAGTAGATGAATTAAAAGCTTTAGCTAATACCAAATTAGGATTTGCAAGACCAAATAGGTTTTTAGTTACAATGCCAACAAACTTTGGCGGAGGTGGCGGTCTTCTCAACGGTATTATTGGTTTATTAACTGGCGGTGGAGGAGGCGCTAGCGCAAGAGAATTAAACATATTATGTTCTAATGCAACTTTACCAGCAAAACTTACTTTAACGAGTGAAAGACGCATTGGAATGGAATTTCAAAAAGTTGCTTATGGGTATGCTGTCGATGACGTAAGCATGACTTTTTATTTAATGAATGACTATGGTGTAAAAGAATATTTCGATGCTTGGCGTAACACAGCAATACCAGAAGAAGGCAGTAACGCTTTTACAAGCAATTATAAAAGTCAATATGCTAAGACTGTCACAATACACCAACTTAGACAGCCTTTGGCTGGATTTAGTAAACAAGTTGGTCCAATAAGATTTAATGCAGGAATTGGTGGTGGTACTGTTTATTCAGTAGATCTCCTTGAGGCCTTTCCTGTAGCAACAAGTGCAATAGAGTTAAATAACGACTTAGATGGTTTAGTTCAATTAACAGTAACATTTGCTTACACTAATTGGAGAAGATCGTCGAATACTCAAGGATTTATTAATATGGACATTGATACACCACTTGGTGGAATTGATGTATTATAAGGAGTGAAATGAATGGGATTACCACAATTACGAAATGATGTACCAAAGTATGAAATGATTGTTCCGTCGACTAAGCAGGCTGTAAAGTTTCGACCCTTTTTAGTTAAGGAACAAAAAACTCTTTTGGTAGCATTTGAATCAAAAGATCCTAAACAAATTCTTGGCTCAATGTTGGATTGTTTGGAATCATGCGTTCAAGGAATAAATGTACATGATCTAGCTTCGTTTGATGTAGACTATATGTTTACTCAAGTAAGAGCAAAATCTGTAGGAGAAACTACGCAACTACTACATGCGTGCGCGGAGTGTAATGAAGAAAATGAAGTAAAATTTAATCTTCAAGAAATTAATATGAATATCGATGATGATTGGGATAAAAAGAAAGTTATTCAAATTACAGATGATATTAGCGTTGAATTAAAATATCCAACCTATAAGGAAGTACTTAGCAATGATATGCTGGCTAAAAAAGATGGGCCGGTTGCTGATTTACTTTTTGAATCAATTATTTCATGTTTACATAGCGTACAAACTGAAAATGAAAATATTCTAGTTAAAGATGAACCAAAGGAAGAAATAGAAAGGTTTATGAATTCATTAACAAATCAACAGTTAGAAAAAATTACTGGATTTGTTGAAAGCATGCCAACATTGTCTCATAACATAGATTATGAATGTGTAAAATGTAAGAATAAAAATACTATAGAATTAAGTGGGTTACAAGATTTTTTTTAGTTAACCTCTCTCATGAGACCTTGGAGAATTACTTCAAGACCAATTTTTTAATGATGCAGCATTTTAATTATTCTTTAACAGAGTTAGAAGGAATGCTACCGTGGGAGAGAGAGGTTTATTTAATATTACTAAATGAGTTTATAGAAGAGAAAGCTAGAAACGAACAACAGGTAAGATAAATGGCAACATTAGCAGAAGTAAATAAAACCCTTATAGAAGTTTCTGATAATACAGAAAAAACTAGCGAAGGCATAAGCGCCTTTGTTAGTTATATCGATGAACAAAGGCGAAAAGCTTTAGAAGCTGAAAGAGAAGCTAAAGCCGAAAAAGCTCGAGCCGATGCAATGACTTCTAGCAGTAAAACATCAACTAGTACAGGTGATGGATTTTTTAGTAAACTTACTCCCGGTAAATTATTAGGCGCTGGTGGATTATTAGGATTAGGAAGTTTAGTCGGAAAACAACTTTTAAAGAGATTGCCCGGGCTTGGTCTAATAGGATTTGCCGATTCGATTACAGATGCTTTACTTGGAGACGATTTTCCAAAAGATTTTAAAGACACAGTATCAAGAGGAATACAAGGTGCTGGTATTGGAATGCTATTAGGGAAAAGATTTATTCCTATATTTGCTGCCTTAGGATTACTAGCAACTGAAAAAAATCAAGAGCTAGTAAAAGATATAGGAGGCAATCTTAAAAAACAATATGAAAAAGCCATGGAAAATTTAAAGCCATTCTTAGATATGTTACCGTCTTTAGATACAATAACTAAAGCAATTAGTGATACGACCACGTCGGGTTTAATAGCCATAAAGGGTTTTACTGAATCAGGGTTTGAAAGTAAAGAATTTCAAGATAATTGGAAATCGGCGGTAGGACTACTAGGTTCAGTGGCTTTCTTGCTTATGCCAGGAAAGTTTCTAAGAGCAATAAAGTTTCTTGCTACGTTTGCATTTAATAAGAAAAAATTAGTTGCTGTGTTAGCATCGATTGCTGCTGGAACTTTTGCATACGATAAGTTTTTTGATGGTGATGGAAATTTAGGTGGAGATGATTTGGCTGCAGGATTGGCAGCAGGCGCTGGTACTTATTTAGGATTTAAAGCAATAAAAGGTGCTATGAATAGAGGCGCGCCTACAGCAAAAGATGATGCCGCTAGAGCTAAACAATATCAACCTAAACTTAATAAACCTGGTACGATCAATAAACAAACAAATAAAGTGGTAGGTGTTGATGGAAAAGATACTACAGTGTCTGGAGATAGTCCTGACGCCAAAAAAACTCAAAATAAAATAAAGTCATTAACAAGTAAATATCCTCGAATATTTTCTGGAAACGGAATTCTTAAATTTTTAAAAGGTGTAGGGCCTCTTGCAGCACTAAGTGGCATATTTGCATTATCAAGCGTACAAGATATTTTGGCATC